GGCGGGGACGGGACTCCGCCGCCGCTCGTACACCGTAGCGATATATACGCCCCCCAGCATGGAAGTGCGGTGGGAGCAAAAATTTTTGAATAACCGAGATTTGCTGAAAAGCAGGTCTCGGTTTTTTTGTACCCTGAAAGCGGGTAGGAAGGAGGGGCGAATGCCGAACAGGCCGAAGGGGAGCTTAAATGACAAGCAGCTGAAGGTTGCGGAGCTGTACATGCAAGGGAGGTCGCAACAGGACATTGCGGACGAAACAGGCATGTCGCAATCCGCTGTCAGCAGACTGCTTGCGCGGTCGGATGTGTTGAGCATGCTGCGGGAGCAAGGCAACCGCAAGCTGGAGAAGATGAAGCAGGACTTGAATGCCTCGGAGCTTAAAGCGCTGGAAAAGGTCAAGGCCATGCTGGACGATGAAAACAAGTGGGTGGCCTTGCAGGCCTGCCGGATCATCTTTGAGCGAGCGGACGCTGCGAAGGCGCGGGAGGATACAACTATCGTTGTGAATTTTGTGAACATGAAGGCACCCATGCTGCCGGACGTGGAGGAAGAAAGCCCGGCAGGTGAAGCCGTTCCTGCCAGCGGGAGTGTGAAGTAATGGAAATTGACATTGCCTATGCGCCCACGCCGAAGCAGGAGATTTTCCACGCCAGCACGGCCAAGGAAGTGCTGTATGGCGGTGCGGCTGGCGGGGGCAAGTCCAAGGCCATTGTGATGGACGCGCTGGCTCGCTGTCTGCTGTGGCCTCAAACGCATGCGTATATGTTCCGGCGAACCTATACGGAGCTGGAAGATACGCTTATCAAGGAGGCCAAGAGCAGCTACCCGAAGGCCGTTGCGAAGTACAACGTAGGCCGTCACGACATGGAGCTGATTAACGGCAGCGTGATTCACTTCCGGCACTGCGCGTCAGAAAACGACATGTACAATTACGCTGGCGCTGAAATCCAATGGCTGTACATCGACGAGCTGACCAGCTTTGAGCGCACGGTCTATGACTTCCTGAAAACTCGTTTAAGAGCGAAAAAGTCGCTGAATGTGGTGCCTACAGTCCGCTGTGCCAGCAACCCCGGCAACATCGGTCATAGCTGGGTAAAAAGCTATTTTGTGGACGCTGGGCCATACATGAGCGTGATCCGGCACGTGGAGACCTCGAAGCTGCTGAAAAAGACGAAGGTCTTTACGACGCAGTACATCCCGGCGCTGGCAACGGATAACCCGTACATCACGGACGATTACATCTACGAGCTGGAGCGCAAGCCGAAGGCGCTGCGAGACGCGCTGCTGTATGGGCATTGGGACGCTTTTGAAGGCCAGGTGTTCACCGAATTTACCAATGACCCGAAGCATTACAAGGATCGCGTGCAGACGCATGTGATTGAGCCTTTCGAAATCCCGCTGTCCTGGAAGCGGTTTATGAGCTTTGACCACGGCTATTCCCGGCCTTTCTCCTGCGCATGGTGGGCTATGGACCCGGACGGCAGGCTGTACCGCTACAAGGAATGGTACGGCTCTGACGGCGTGCCGAACCACGGCTTGTTTCTGTCTCCCAAGCAGATTGCCGCAGGTATTCTGGAGCATGAACAGCCAGAGGCGCAGGACAATCTGCTGATTCAGCGGGTAGCCGACCCGGCTATCTTTGACAGGTCACGCGGGGACAGCGTAGCGGACATCATGCGGCGGCTGGACGTGAACGGCGACCGCCGGGGCGTGATCTTTCAACGAGGAGACAACAACCGTCTGGCGGGCAAGATGCAGGTGCATGAGCGGCTTCGATTTGACGAGGAGGGCAAGCCGAACCTGTACGTCTTCTCGACCTGCAAAGACTTTATCCGAACGTTCCCTGCGCTGCCCTATGACCAGCACAAGCCGGAGGATGTGGATAGCAACGCGGAAGACCATGCTTATGACGACTGCCGTTACATGTGCATGATGGCCCCCCTGCCGATTCGCGGCATGACGGTCAAACCCCCGAAGGCTTACGACCCCTATGAGGAGGATGAACCTTGACGGAAACGAAAAAGCGAAAAAAGCCCTCCGAAGGGGCAATGGCCCCGGTGGAGATTCTGGGCGAACAGCAGTTGGATGAAACGCAGCAGGAGCTTGTGAAGGAGGCCTATGCGCGGCTGGAAGCGTGGGAAAAGGACTGTCAGGTCTACCACGCGAGCGCCACGAAATGCAGGCAGGTTTACCGCCTGAACGACCCGGAGCAAGACTTGCCGGGAACCCCTCCTGCTCGAAAGGCGATCCAGCTTCAGACGCTAAAAAGCACCATCAACAACTGTGTTGCCGACCAGATGGACAACACGCCAGAAGCGCTGATGCTGCCGGAGCGCCCAGAGGTGGAAAGCCTTGCAACCGAGATGACCGACGTTGTTCGGTTCATCCTTGACCAGAACGGCTATGAAACGTATCACCGCCGCCGGGTCGAGGATTTTTTTATTGCCGGGACGGCGGTTACGCAGGTGAGCTGGGACAAGGACATGGACAACGGCGACGGCAACGTGTCGGTGCTGCGCATCCCCGTGGAGAACATGGTATGGGACCCGGAGAGCGAGGACATTCAGGATGCGCGGGCCCTTATTAAGTGCAGTTGGCATCCGCTGTCCTGGTATGCGGATCACTACCCGGAGGCCGCGCCGTATATCCACGACGAGGCCAACGAGCATCAAAACGTGGGACGGCCTGAGAGCGTACAGAATGTGGTTAGCCCGTCGGAGGGGCGTGCTATGCTGCTAGAATACTGGTATCGGCGGTATGACAGCCGGAAGCGGAGATACACCATCAACGTGGCGTATCTGGCGGGCGGAGCGCTGCTGGATCAGTTTGAGGACGCGTACGCGCACGGCAAGTATCCCTTTGTATTTGATGCGTTTACGCAGATTCCCGGGCAGCCTGTGGGTGAGGGCATGGTTTTCGAACTAACGCCCATGATGCGTTATATCAACCGTTATGCGCAGTACATTGACGAGAATCTGCGGTACAACTGCAAGTCGCGGATGCTGATCCGCAAGGGGTCGAACATTGATACCAAGCAGCTTGCGGACTGGAATCAGAACCTTGTGGAAGGCGACGCCATTGACGAGGACAATGTGCGCTGGTTCGACACGAAGCCGCTGAACGGCATGGTTTCTAACCAGATGCTGCAGTTTCAAAACGACATGAAGATGGACAGCGGACAGAACCAGTTCAGTCGCGGTGAGGTCTCCGGCGGCGTGACTGCCGCCACGGCAATCAGCGCCCTGCAGGAGGCAGGCGGCAAGATCACTCGTATGCGCACGGCGATCCTGTCCGCGGGCATGAAGAAGATCGTGGAACAGGTGCTGTGGCTGGTTGCGGAGTTTTACACGGAGGCCCGGGAACGGCTGATTATTGGCGAGGATCAGGAGCGGCGGACGATCCACCTGGACGCAAAGCACCTGATGAAAACCGACCGCAAGGCAGGCGGTCTGCTGCCGCCGCCGCCCTATGTGGTGCAGATTCAAATTCAACGGCGGAATCCCCTGCGGGTAGCTGCGCAGAACGATCTGATGATTCAGGCTTACACTATGGCGGCGCAGAGCGGGCAGAACTTCCCGCTCTCCACGCTGTTTGAGCTGCTGGTGGTGGACGGCAAGGATCGCGTGCTGCCGAAGCTGCGGGAGATGGAACAGCAGCAGCAGATGATGGCAGCCTTGCAGGAGCAGACCGCCCAGCTCCAGCAGCAGAACGAGGGCTTGCAGACGAGCCTTGACAGCTACGCAAACAGCTTGGGTGAGGACACCAGCGCCCTGCAGGATGCGAGCTTTGGCGGAGAGGCCGAAGCGACCTGATGAAAAAACGGAGGAGAACCTATTGGCAGACGCCGCTCATCCTCCGGCGGCGGGACGGTACGCACGGACGCGGAACCGATGATTGCGCTGGCGGGGGCGCAATGAAAAAGATATTAAGCCGCGAGGCTTGATATATACATCTCGATCACCCTGGCCCGAAAGGGAGCGGGTGGGAAAGGATTCTCATGGAGGAAATTTTGAACATCGGGGAACAGGCGCAGGAGAGCGTGCAGACCGATGATGCACAGGCTTCTGCAAATCAAGGTGTGGCGACGCTGACGGAGCTGCTTGGGGCTTCGGCGGAGGATGGCGCGGAGGAACAGCCGCAGCCGTCCCAGGAGGCCGGAGAGGAACAGCAGGAGGAAGCGGAGCCGAAGGTATCCGGCGGCATCAAGGGCCGCCTGCTGGAAGCGGAGAAACGCGGTCAGAAGCGCGGCTATGACGCTGGACGTCAGGCGGCAGAGCAGAGCTACAAGACCCAGTTGGCGGAAATGCAGGCGAAGATTGACAAGCTGACCGAATACGAGCTGCGCGAGGAGGCCGCAGCGCTGGCAAAAGAGGAAGGATGCTCCGAAAAGTTTGCAATGCGCCTCCTTCGAGCAGAAAGGGGCCTTCCGCCCGTTTCAGCGCAGGACGGTACAAACAGTACCCCGCCAGCGCCCGAACGGAAACGGGACGCTCAGGGGCGCTTTGTGGCGCATACAGAACAGAGCGCCGAAAGCGCGGACGCAGCAGTACGCGACCGCGCTCAGTTCCTGTGGAATCAGGCGGAAACCATTAAGCGGTTGACCGGCGTGGACGCGATGGCCTTGTACCAGCAGGCTGACGCGGAGACCCAGCGCAAGGTTGCACGCGGCGAGATGGACTTCACCGATCTGGCGGCACAGGGACAGGACGACACCAAGAAACGCACGCCGCCTGTTGTACGCGCCTCTGGCGGAGGGGTGCAGACGAAGAAGCTGTCCGACATGACGGGAGACGACTTCCGGCGGGTGGACGACTACGTCAAGGGCGGAGGCGTGATCCGCATTGAGTAAAGAAAGGAATGTCTAAATGGCTGTTTTTGATAACCTGAACTATTCGACTTCCGCTGGCCTTTCCGCCAGCGTAGTCAACTTCCACACCAAGAAACTGCTGGAGAACATGCGTCCGGCGCTGATCCACACCCGCGACATGCAGATGGTGAATCTGCCGCTGAACAACGGTCGCCGGGTGCAGTTTCGTAAGCCTGTACCGCTGGATGCGCGGCTTGACCCCTTGGGTGAGGGCGTGACCCCGGAAGGCCAGAAGCTCAAGATGACCGAGCTGTGGGCGACCATCAAGCCCTACGGCGGTCACATCGAGTACACGGATGAACTGAACTGGGCGCTGTACGACAACACGACCCGGCTGATGGATGAGCAGCTTAGCAATCAGGCTTCGCTGACGCTGGACTGTCTTGCCCGGGACGCTTACAACAGCGGCCTGAACGTGCAGTACGCTGGCGGCAAGGGCTCCCGCACGGCGCTGACCGCCACGGACAAGATCACCTACGCGGAGGTCAAAAAGGCCGTGCGCACCTTGAAGAACAAGAACGTGAATAAGTTCGCCGACGGCTACTATCACGCTTTCTTGTCTCCTGACGCTACCTACGATCTAACCGAGGACGCCATGTGGATCGATGTGGCGAAGTATCAGGACAAGCGCAAGATCGAGACGGGCGAGCTTGGCGTGATGGCGGGCGTGAAGTTCTTTGAATCGACCAACGCGAAGACCTTTGACGCTGAGACCTACGTTGTCGGTACGAAGACCTCGCTGACCATCGCTTCCGGCGCTTATGACGCGGCAAAGAAGCAGGTCACGGTATCTGAGGCGCTGACCGACTACGAGTGCCGCTGCCTGATCGGTAAGGTGGTGCAGCTGCGCGGCGGCGCGTCCTCCGCGTACAAGTATGCGACCTGCCTGATCGAAAACGCGACCACGGACAAGGTGATTACCCTGCGTTGGGCTCCCACGGAGGAGGTCGTAACGGCGCTGGGCTCTGCGGCTGGCGCGATCCTGCCTGCGGGCGGCGGCGCTTCCGGTGTGACGGTGGCTTCCACGGTGATCTATGGTCAGGACTTTGCGGGCGGCGTTTCGCTGGGCGGCAACGGCGACAACGTGCAGATGATTATCAAGCCCGTCGGTTCTTCCGGTGCGACCGATCCCCTGAATCAGCGCGGCACGGTGGCCTGGAAGGTGAAGGGCGTGGCCTACACCATTCTGCAGGACGACTTTGGCGTGCGCATCGAGCATGCCGTGTCTGCCTGAGTGGACTGACATGGGGCGTCGGGGAATTCCCGGCGCCCTGCTTTTTTGAAAAGGAGGAATGAATATGGCAAAGACTGCAACCGCGACCCCTGCTGTGCAGGGGAAGGAAATGGTAGACATTTGGCTCCGTCCGCTGGACAAGGAAGGCACGGGCGAGGTTGACCAGAGCGTAACGGTGACGATCAACGGAAAGCCCATGCGGATTATGCGCGGCGAGAACGCGCAGGTCACGCCTGAAATGTATCTGATTCTGAAACAGAGCGGACGGTTCCCGGAGCTGAGGTGAGCATATGACGCTGGAAGAGCTGAAAAACCGTGTCATTTTTCAGGTGAACGCGGACGCGGACGATCTGAGCGATTATGAGCCGCATTTGACAGGCTACATCAACCGGGGCTACAACCTGCTGCTGTTTGCGCTGGTGAAGCGGCGGCTCCCGTCCGCAGGCTTCCCCACGCTCAGCGAGGACGCGGACACGCCCAAAATCCCAGCTTGGACGCATGGCGCGCTGGCGGATTATGCAACGTGGTTGGTTTACCGCAACGGCAACCCGCAGAAGCAGAGCCGGGGGCAGGCGTACCTGTATGCCTTTCAGGAGGTTGAAACGGAGTGCAAAGCCGCTTCCAGCGGGTACAGCATTGACGGCAGCACAGGAGAGATTGTGGAGGGCAGCACGATTCCCCCGCAGTTTTACAATGTGTATCCAGAGGCAGCGCCGGTAGACCCGGTATATGACGACATTTAACGCGAAAGGAGCGGCGGCATGCCGACGATCTATCAAACGCAGACCAGCATTCCCAGCTTTGGCGGCATTAACCAAAGCACGGACGGCTACAACATGTCGCTGCGATACGCGCAGTTTGCGGCGAACGCGGACGTGACGGGCGGTGGGCTTGCGCCCATGCGGGCAGGCGTACCCATCGCCCAGACCGTCGCCGCGCCCATTGGCACGCTGGCGCGGCTTCATAGGCGGTATCATGCAACAGAAGGCGAAAAGGACGTACTGGTTGCTATCGCCGGGGGCAAGGTGTACACCAAGCTTTACGGACATGACGACGCGTGGGCGGTGCGCTATTCTTCGCTGACGGAGGATAACTGTGACTGGGTGACGTATGAGGTCAACAAAACAGAGAGTGATGCGCCAACCGATGTACTGCTGTTCACGAACGCAAAGGACGGCATGTTCTGCCTGTATGGGGACAACCTGCAGGTAACGCCGGTAGAAACGCCTTACAAGTTCGGCGTTCTGGCGCGTTTTAATGAGCGCATCTGGGGAAGCGGCATTGCGGAGGATCCTGACAAGCTGGTGTATTCCGTCCCCTTCGACCCCTTTAATTGGGCGCAGAACAGCGAGATACCCGAGGACGGCGGCGGCGAGATCATGCAGCCGAGCTGGGACGGGGACAGTTTTCTTGCGCTGCGCACCTTTGGTAGTCAGCTACTGGCTTTTAAGAAAAACGCCATTTGGCGTGTATTGGGGACGAACCCCGGCGAATTTGTAATGAAGGAGCAGTACGGCGGCGGTGCATTGGAGGAGAACACCATTGCCGTGACTGGCGGCTATGCGCTGATGCTGGGCTATGGCGGACTGATGCGCTATGACGGCGCGGACACGTCCCCCTTCCGGCAACAGGATGTGCGGGAGATCATGGCGCAGGTGAACCCGGAAGCGCGGAGCCGCTCCTATGCTGTGATGGACGGCAAGCGGTATCTGCTGGCGTTGCCTTTGGGGAAAAGCACGGAGAATAACGCCGTGCTGGAATACAACATCACGGAGCAGTCCTTTTCCCTGATGCGCGGGGTCGGCGTCAAATCTTTCCTTGCGTTTGATGGGACGGTCTTGTATACTTCGGCATCAGCGCCGGGGACGGTGTATGTTTACGGTGGCGGCGAGGTGCTCCCCGTGACGTGGGCCAGCGGCTATCAGGATTTGGGCATGAAGCACAGCGTCAAGAGCGCTTTTATGCTGTACTTTACGGCAGCGGCTGAAAAACGCTTTCTGCTGACGCTGGGCGTGCGAACTGAAAAAAAGCTGAAACAGAAAGAGATCATGGTGACGCCGGGGAAAAGCCATCGGGTGATTTTGAACGTGTCCGGGCGGTACTTTCGGGTAGAGATCGGCTCACGTACCACAACGCCCTGGCAGCTAAACGGCGGCATAGAGATTAACATGGAGCTTGACCCTGACTGAGGAGCAAGGCAATGGCAACAGCGAATTATCAGTATATACAGCCCGTGGTTCCCTCGAACTGGAACAGCGAGGAAAAGCGCTATGCCAACATGGTGTTGGACGTGCTGGACACGATCTTTTCATGGAAGGGTCGGCTGACGGCGACCGACCTTTCGGAGAAGGGCAAGCAGCAGCTTACAGAGATTGTCGGGAAAAATGTGGAGCTGGACGCGGCGCAGATCAAAAATTTGAAGGCTGAGGTTGCGACCATCACAAAGGCCTATCTCAGCAGCGCGGAGATCGACTGGGCGAAAATCGACCGCTTGACTGCGACCATTGCGCAGATCACCAGCGCCAGCATTAAAAGCGCACAGATCGATTCCGCGCAAATCACCGACCTTGTCGCCAAGGTAGCTGAAATCGTGGAAGCGAACATTGGCAACATGAACGTGGACTGGGCGAAGATCGAGAGCCTTACGGCAGCGGTGGCAAATATCGCCAAGGCGCAGATCGGCACGGCGGACATTGACTGGGGTCACATCAAGGACTTGGTGACTGGTAAAGCCATTATTACCCAGGGCCAGGCAGGCGAATTGTATATCGCCGATCTGGCTGTTACCGAGGCGAACATGGTGAAGCTGACGCTGGGACAACTGCTCTTGAAGGGCGCAGACGGGGGCTATTACACGGTCAGCGTGGACGGCGAAGGCAACCTGAGCGCGGTGCGCACGGACGTAACGGAGGCCGTTCCGGACGGAACGCTCTCGGGGAACAAGCTCATTGAGGGGAGCGTTACGGCAGGGAAACTGAACGTGAAGGACATCTTTGCCGACAACGCCAGCATCCGCGACCTGATTGCGGCGAACGTGAACGTGGACGTGCTGTTCGCCCGGGAAGCGACCATTAATGCCATTAACGCCATGGATATTATGGCGAATGACCGCTTGAAAATTTTTGTGGATGGGCAGAACGCGCTGAACGAGCAGTTGAAGGCATGGTTCAACTTCAGCAAGGACGGCGTGCTAGGTATTGGGCGAAGCGACACGGCGTTTTCAACCACCATCAGCTTTGAAGAGCTAGCGTTTTGGTATTACTCGACAAAGGTTGCATACATGCGCGGCGATGAGATGCATGTGCCAAACGCGGTGGTTGATACCCGGCTGCGGATTGGGGATTTGAGCGGAGAAGTCGCGGGAGATTACGTGGTGTGGAGCTGAAAGGGTGAACTGTCATCGTTAAGTGACTGAGGGGTTATAGGAGGTAGTATGGCGCAGATTACGCTGAGTTCGGATCAGATTTGGCTAAAGGGCAAAGGGACGGTGGGGCAGGTATGGACGCCTACGCTGTCAGCGCTGCCTGCTGGGGCGATTATCAACAGCGTCACCCTCTCGTTTGTGTCAGGGCATGTTTACTCCTCGCCGGGACGCACGGAAATCTTTTGGGGCAGCGAAGCCATTGCCGCGAATCGGCTGTGGTATATCTCCAACGGCAGCGGCGACAACAATCGCACCACCATCAGTCTGACGGGGCGCGTAACGGGAAACGGGAGTTTCAGCCTGTTTTTCCGCAAGATCGCAAACAGCGCGGGGTCTGCGTCGAATGTGTATTTCTCCGACATCAGCATTGTGGTGGATTACACGAACCCCCTCAGCACGTTTACGCTAAACAAGACTTCCTTGGATGCGGGGGCGGCGCTGGGCGTGACCATCAGCCGGGCGGACAACAGCTATACGCACAAGGTGACCTATGCCTTTGGGACGCGGTCGCACACACAGACGGGGATTGGCACGTCTGCCAGCTATACCATCCCGCTGGCGTGGCTGGATCAGATCCCGAACGCCGTCAGCGGCACGGGATCGGTGACAGTGGAAACACTGAACAGCGCGGGCGCGTCCATGGGCAGCAGAAGCGTGAATTTCACCCTGACGGCGGGCGCGGGAGTCGTGCCAAGCGCCGGGACGCTGACGGCGGTGCTGGTGGATGGACTGGGCGGGGCTTACATTCAGGGGCACAGCAGGTGCAAGGCAACGCTTAGCGGCTACGCGGCGGGCACGGGCGCAACGGTGGCGGCGGTGACCATCACAGGCAATGGAAATTCCGCAAACGCGAACACGCTGACCAGCAGTCTTTTACGGACGGCTGGAACGGTGACGTTCTTGGCAACGGTGCGGGACAGTCGAGGACGAACGGCAAGCACGACGGCCTCCATCACGGTTACGGCATTTACGGACGTTGCGATCACAGGCAAGACAGCGCTGCGCTGCGGGAGCGATGGCACGGAAGACCGCACGGGCGGCAAGTCGGTAAAGCTGGGATGCAGCTACAGCTATACGGCGGTGGCGGGCAACAGTGTGACGGTACGGGTGTTTTGGCGAGTCGCGGGTGCGGCGGCGTGGAACGAGATCACGGGCTGGGAAAGCACCAGCGGATATACGGCGGTGGCGCTGGTGGATTCGGTGCCGTTGGATGCGCGGTATGAGATTCGATTCCTTGTCATGGACGCGGTAAGCCGGGCGGAACAGACAGCGGTGATCGACCCCGGCAAAGTGTTTATGGTTTGGTCAAAGGTGCGCAAGTGCTTTGGGCTGGGGACGTATCCGACCGGGGAGAAACGGCTTGCGCTGGCAGAGGACTGGGGGCTGTATCTGGGAGATCATCGGTTGAGCGCGGCGGCGAGGAATCTGCTGGACAACAGCGACTTTACAAACGCTGTAAACCAGCGAGAGAGTGCCAGCAGCGCGGGCAGTTGGAATTATATCGCAGACCGTTGGCTCTGCAAGGGTGCGGGGTTTGCGCTGAGCAGCAGCGGCATTACCATCCCGGCCTCCGGGCATCTGGTGCAAAGGGTGCCTGTCGGCATCGTCAGCGCTGCCAAGTTGACCGCCGTGTATCAGAAAACAGATGGGAGCATTGCGACCGCCACCATTTCGAAAGCGAACAACAACTACTATGAATATTCCATTTATAACGGCTCAGGTTCTGCGATCAAGGTGCGCTGGGCGGCGCTTTATGAAGGTGAATACACCGCCGCAAATCTCCCGCCTTACATCCCTAAGGGTTATGGTGTAGAACTGACCGAGTGTCTGCGATATTTTGAACGTGTTTACGATCACATCTATTTCAGTGCCGCCGGGGGTGTCCATTACTCTATCGGCTACACGCTCAAACAGGCGTGGCCGACCATAACGCTTGGGAAAACGAACCAGGTATCCGGCTTGAACGTGAAGTTTGAGGCATGGAACAATAACAAAGCTCATGCCGGAGGGCAGCTTGGCACGGCGACAGGCGAGGGTTATTGGTATGGATACTTTGATGTAAGTGCAGACTTGTAAAGGGGGGACCTCAGGATTGGAAAAAGTCATAAAATTCAGCGGGTGGACGCCTTCTCCAAATACTGTAACAATCGGCATGGAGCGAGACAACAAGGTTTTTTCGCTGAAATTTGAGGGGATGCCGGACTACCCAAACGGGACGGCATATCTGCACATTGACTGCGGCGAAAACGGCGCGGACAGCATCGAGATCGTGGACGGGCTTGCGGAGATCAAGCGCAATGTGACACAGTACGAAGGCGAGAAGGAAGCCTATGTGGAGATTCTTGCGGACGGAGATATTGTCTGGCACAGCGACGTGATTATGGTCACGGTGAAACGGCTCCCCGTCCTTGGCAAAAAGATCGAGCAGGCCTACCCCACAGCGTTTGAGCAAGCATTAGCGCAGACGGCGGCGGACAAGGCTGCGGCGGCGAAGAGCGCGGCAGATGCGGCGGCTACGGCGGCAGGGATCGTGACGGAGGAGGCAGCGCGGCAGGACGCGGAGAGGAATCGCGTGGCTGCGGAAACAGCGCGAGAAAATGCCGAGAAGACGCGTGCGGAGAAAGAGCGGCTGCGTGCGAATGCGGAGAGCGAGCGCGTGAAGGCTGAGTCCGCGAGGAAGACAGCGGAGGGAAACCGCGAGAAGGCCGAAGCGGCGCGGGAGCAGGAGACCGCTGCGGCGGTGAAGCGTACGGACGACCTTGTGAAGAGCGTCGAGGCCAAGCTTGAGAACGGTGACTTTGTCGGTGCGCAAGGGCCGCAGGGGCCACAGGGGCCGATTGGTGAAACCGGGCCGCAGGGTGCGCCGGGAGCGCAAGGCGAAAAGGGCGAAAAAGGCGATAAGGGCGACACGGGAGCGACTGGCCCGCAGGGCGTGCCGGGAACCAATGGTGCGGATGGAGCGCCGGGCAAGGACGGCAGAGACGGGCTGGACGCGCCACAGATCGACGATACCGCGATTACGTCCACCAATCCGTGGAGCAGCGCACACATCATTGACGTGCTGTGCCCGAAGGCTAGCGTGAGCGGCAATCCTGTGGTGGTTAAGGACGCGCTGGGCGGCGTGGGGCTGACGGAGTGCAAGGTCACCTTCACCCCAACGCAAGCTGGCACAGGCACACCATCGCCTGACAACATCCGCCCCATCAGCGGGAGGGATAGCGTAAAGGTGGAGCGACAAGAGGACGCCCAAACCACCGCGCTAACCCTCCCCCGCACCATCTACGGCGGGGAAGTGGATGCGCAGACGGGTGGAGGGAAAGAGACTTGGAGGCTGCTGACGCTGACGGGGCAAGAAAAATCTCATATTTTTACAACGCTGTTTTACTTGGACTTAAAGGCACCGGGTGCTTACGATTATAATACTGGCACATGTAGCCATTATAAGTATCTCACATATGGAGCCGGTGCGATCGGCGTAACTGCCGGGAATGATGCTGCTGCGGTTGTATATGGCCCCGTCGAAAAGTATGAGATATCAGAGGACGGGCTGACGGCGTGGAAATCCTACCTTGCCGCCCAATACGCCGCAGGCACTCCCGTCCAGGTTGCCTACAAGCTAGCAACCCCTGTCCCCTTTACTGCAACAGGCGGCGCAGAAATCAAGGCGCTGGATGGCGTGAATACCTTGCTGACGGACGGAGATACCATCAGCGCTACCTACACGCAGTCCCCCGCTATCCTGCTGAAATCTCTGCAAGCGCAGGCCAGCACCCAAGCTGCCAGCACAGCCGCCCTCGAACGCGCTGTGACGGATATTTAACCCCCACGACTGAAAAGAAAGGAAGAATGCCCATTGGATACCCAACGCACACCAAAATACACGGTACTCTACAACCGCCTGAGCGGCGGCATACCCTTTACCGCCAGCGTGGCTATTGCCCGCATTACCGCCCTTGCGGACGCGCTGGAAATCACGCAGGACGAGGCCGCTGAACTGATTGCTATTGCGCAGGAGCGCGGAACGACCGGCGCGACCGTCGAAGAGCGGCTGGCGGCGGTAGAAGCCCACCAGTTAGAGCAGGACGAGGCGCTGATGGAGCTGGCGGGGATGCTGGCAGAAACAGAAGGAGGGACAGACCATGGCTAAAATCTACTACCGCTGGATTAACGCGGGGCGCATGACCATCGACGAGGTGCCAGAACGCTGGCGTCAGCAGGTACGAAATCTGCTAGACGCGGAAGCGGAAGACAAGTGAAACTTGCAACTAACTTACAACCAACTTGCTGATAAATGGAGGTGGTGCGTATGACGATACTCATAGGTGCACTTGTTTTGCTGGCGTGGTGCGGCGCGGCGCTTGGGCTTGGATACCTGCTTGGGACGCTACTGCATAAGCTGGGGAGGGATGACGAGTGAGCGCACAGGACGCAGTAGCCTTCGCCCTCGCGCATGTCGGGGATGGCTACATCTACGGCGCGACGGGCTGGACGTGCTCCCCGGCGCGGCGTGAACAGCAGGCGAAGCAGTATCCGGAGTACCGCGACAATATCCTCAATATTGGCGCGAAATGGGACGGCAAGACCTGCTGGGACTGCGCCACGTTTACTCGCGCCTGTGCCAAGGCGGGGGGCGTTGTGCTTCCAAGCGGCGCGACGAGCCAATGGAAGAAAGGCGGATGGGGAGAGAAAGGAACCATCGACCAGCTTCCGGAGGATGCGGTGGCGATGCTGTACCGTCAAAAGGGCGAGATCATGCAGCATACCGGTCTATATCTGGGGGACGGTACGGTGATCGACGCACGCGGCACGAAGTATGGCGTGATGCATCAGGCGCGTGACAAATACACATGGACACACTACGCTGTTCCTAAGGGCTGGGGCAGCGCAGAAGAAGAAAAAGGAGAGGATGAGACGATGCAGATCATGGTTGTAACAGCGGACAGCGGAAGCACGGTCAACCTCCGCACGCGACCGGACACAGCTTCGCCGGTGCTGGCAAAGGTGCCGATCGGAGAGGCTGTGCAGGTGCTTGGCATGGAGGACGGCTGGGCGACCATCCAGCGCGACGGGGTAACAGGGTACATGATGGCGCAGTATCTCAAGGCGCAGGGTGAGGCCTCCCCCACGCTGGAAGAGCGCGTGAAGCAGTTGGAGGAGCGCGTGACGGCGCTGGAAGGAGGCCGGGGGTGATGCAATGGGCGCAGCTTTTTGTGACGATCCTCGTGTCCGTGCTTGGTTCTTCCGGTTTTTGGGCGGTGGTCGAGGCGCGGCGAAAGAAAGACACAGCAGAGCGCCGCCTGCTGGTTGGACTGGCGCATGATCGTATTACATGGCTTGGTGTTAAATACATCGAGCGCGGATACATCACGCAGGACGAATATGAGAACCTGAACGATTACCTGTATAAGCCTTATCACGATGGCGGCGGAAATGGAAGCGCCGAGCGCGTGATGGAAGCAGTTAGAAAGTTGCCGTTTCGGCAGAAAGGAACAGAAAAATGAGTGAGAGAAAAGCAATGTTAAGTCAGCCGATGGCTGGAAAATCCGAAGCTGAAATCATCTCAACCCGTAAAAAGGCCGTTAAGGCACTGGAAAATAAGGGGTTTGAGATTGTGAACACGCTGTACGGACGAATGGTATAGCCCGCAATCTATGAAACAGCGTGGCGTGGTGCAAATCCCTTTGTGTTTTTTAGCTAAATCGCTTGAAAACATGAGCTTGTGCCATGCGGCCTACTTTTGCAAGGGCTGGGAAAACGCCCGTGGTTGCAGAATCGAACATGAGGCCGCGAAAGCATATGGCCTTGAAATAATCTACGAAGAAAAGGAAGGAATCGAAAATGAGTGAGAACATCAAGCGTAAGTTGACGAGCCGTAAGTTTTGGGCGGCGGTGGTAAGCTTTGTCACCATGCTGGTGATGGCCTTTGGCGTGGCGGAAGAAACCGCCACGCAGGTGGGGAGTATCATCATGGCTGGTGCGACGGTGATCGCGTATATCATTGGCGAGGGCATGGCGGACGCGGCAGGCGTGGAAGCGAAAAAGCAGGAGGAGTGAGCAAAAGGTGGCAACGAACTTCAGGGCTCCTAAGTCGGTAGATGAGCTGGCGGAATCCTTGTCTGCATCGCAGTTTACGCCCAAAACGGACGCGGAGCTTCGGGCGCAGGCAGAAACAATGTACAAAAATCAGCGCGACCAAGCAATTCTCTCGGCCCAGCAGAGCCATGACAGTTCTGTTGCCGCCCTTAACTCTCAGCTTGCGGCGCTGGACACCGCCTATGCGCGGCAGGCTGAGCAGCAGAAGCGGGCAACGGCGGCGTCTCGGGCGAACGCTGACCGGCAGTCCCTTTCTCGCGGAATGCAGCGTAGCAGCTATAACAACGCGACGCTGGCTAACATTGATCTGGCAGGTGAAAAGGCGCTGGCGCAGATCGCCCAAAACCAAACCAATGACGTGAACAGCGTCAATTCTCAGATTTCGCAGCTTCAGCAGCAGCTTCAGCAGAACATTTCTTCGGCGAACAGCTCGTTTGAAAATAGTGTGCTGGCAAAGCTTGCGGAGCTGCAAGCGGATCAGTACAGCAAGCAGCAGACCGCACAGGCCACGAACAACGACATCCTGATGCAGCTTTATCAGCTGCAAAAGAACGCGGAAGGGGCGAAATCCAGCGGGAGGGGCGGCGGAACTCAGAAAACCGACCAGGAAAACAACACCGACGCAGATGACGACGGACTGGACGCTGACCTTGCTGGCGGGGTTAGCAATAAGATCGCCTCCGGAATCTTTGCGGCGCTGGCAGCAAAAAAGCAGCAGAACAAAAAGCTGAAGCAAGGCGTGCAGGGCATCAACCGAGGTACCCAAACAAAAGCAATGCACGTTAGCCGGTACTAAGTAAAATGGAGGAGAATGGGAGTGGCAATGGTCGTGCAAAGCGTGAAAAAAAAGCGGTCCGAAGGGAAAAGCCTTTGGGCTGGGATGAACCAAACAGCATCCGGCGAACAGGCGAATCAGCGCAAGAAAACATCTAGCCTTTGGGAGGACACAAAGCCCTCCCAAAGCATTACTCGCAGCAATACAACGAACTGGTACAGCGGAGAGACCCCTACTGCCAGCGAGATGATTGCCCGTGCGGATGCACTCTACGGCAACGACAAGGTGCGCCATGACGAGGTGCTGAACAAGATTTACACCCGCATGGCAACCCCCGGCAGCGGCGTATACACCCCCTACCGCACAGCGACCAATTCCGGGCTGATCGACAACCTGACGGCGCTTGGCATCGATACCAGCGGCGGCATCAATGACGACTTCTTTGCCGCCAACGCCGGGTACCAGAAGTATTTGCGGCTGTCTGCCGCATCCGGTACGCCCAGCGCTCCCACCAAGAAATCTACAAACGAGGAACGTGCCGCCTACTATCTGTATCAGCTCCAAAAGGACGAGGCCACTACAAACGAAGCGGAAACCGAATGGGCTGACATGCAGAAGGAAATTGCCTATTGGGTAGGCAAGGGCTATTCGGACGATGAGGTGCTGGCGAAGGTCAACGCGGACGGCAAGTATACCACCCTGAAGAAGATGGACGATGCTGCCGGGATGGGTGCGCCGACGGCGTTGAACCGGGCTGTTGGGTACTCCAAAGACGCGCAGTACGGCGCGATCTGGGCGGCGCGGAACGGCGGCGGCAGCGGCGATGCGTTTCAGGATTCTGTCAGCTACGCGTCCGGGGTGGGCAAGCGCTACAACGCGGACAAGACGCTGGAAGCGCGGCGGGACGTGACCAGCAAGGACTATATGCCCTATGCGGACGGCTCCACACTGGATGATGCGAATATGTACTTTGGTGTGTCCAGCTTTGACCAAGACTGGATCAATGCCAACAAGGGTCTGCTGAACGGCACAGACAGCACGGCGGCGAAGTATTTCAAGCAGGTCTATCAGGCGGAGCAAACTACGCAGGAAGCGGAACAGGAACGGGCGGGCGTGTATGCGTGGATCGACGCCATGCAGCGGCAGGGCATGTCAGCGGACAAGATCAGCGACCTGCTGCAAAGCATGTATGATGATCCCAGCAGCACGGACGCGGTGCACATGTCCGCGTTGAAGAAAATGGATGAAGGGCGCAGATCGGGCGATCCTGTTGCACTGACACGCTCTGTTGACTGGCGGCTGGAGGATGCGCTGGCGTATGTGCGCGGCGGCAGGACGGCGGAAACGGGCGCTACAGGCCGCCAGAACGCGGCGAAGCTGGGGCAGGCGCTGACGCAGCCGCAGGGACAGGCACAACAGCAGGCGGAGGAGACCCCTGCGGCGACTGCACAGGCTGGGAGCTCCCCCGCCCTGAACGATGACGGGCTGGTTGCGGCCTTTGCCGCCCAAAGGGCGGAAGATGAAACGCCGACTACAGCGGAAACAGGCGAAGCGGCGGAGGACGTGCGTGAGCAGAGCGAGGCAGAGACTCAGCGCGCTCAGCTAGTGGAAGAATACCAGACGCTCCAGCATAGCGCGGAGGTGCGCGGGTATGCGCAGACGGAAAGCATGGACGCGCTCCGCGAAGAGATTTCCACATTGACTGCACAAATTGGGGATAACTTTACCCTTGATCGCCCCTACACCACCGATGAAGCGGAAGCAGTGCTGACGAAGATTTACGCGGGCACGGAAGAGCTGACCGAGGACGAACAGAAAATCTTTTCCAGTTTTTTTGACGATTACGGCGGGTTGTTCGGCGTAGCGGGCGGCAGCGACGGAGGGTACCGGGACTATGATTCCGCGCTGCAGTACGGCTCCAAGGCCACGGAGGCGCTGACGTGGACGGACAGCCCGGAGGCGACCACCCGTGACGGCGTACAGACCATTATGCAGATCGTCAAGGACAGCCAGAGTGCGGAGCTGGCAGGCCTGTCGCTGGACGACTGGTACGCCGAGAATCCGGACGCGGAAGCCCGGCTGATGCAGGTGAAGGACAACGTGCTGGCGAGCCGGGAAGCCAAGGCAGAGGCGCAGAAGCAGCAGGCAGCGGAGCAGCGGCAGCAGCAGTTGGCTTATAACGTGCATGTGCTGCAGCAGGTAGCCAGCGGCGAAGCGCTGGACGAGACCGACCAAGCCGCCTATGACCGCATCATGCAGACGGACGCGAAGCAGCTTCTGGCGACGGATGCAGGCTATGCGGCACGGATCGATGCGCTGTATGAGGACACCGCGCCCCGGGCGTTTGCGGAAAAGATGGGCTTGTCGGACGATCAGCAAGAATATGCGCCTTTTGTGGCCGACATTGTAGAGGATTACTATGCCACGGACGCGAAGCTGGCGGCCTCCGTTGGGTTGACGCTGGATGAGCTTTACGCGCAGTATCCGGCGCTGCAAAAGTCTGAAGATGCGGTGATTGAGCAGGCGCGGCAGGACTATTTCGCCCGCTGGAACGAACCGGCAGACAGCACCCCAGAGGGCGAAGGGCTGGGCTTTTTTAAGTCGCTTGCGCTGGGCGCTGACAGCGGCTGGAATAGTTGGGTGTCCGGCAAGATTGGGTTTTATCAGGCGATCACTACCCATGACGACGAGACGGTAGCACAGGACAACTATGATGTGTATGTGCGCACCTACGGTATCGCAGGCGCACGGAGAGCCTACAGCAACGATGTTGCAAGCGCGATCTACGCCATGTCGGACGACGATCCCATGAAAGCCGTATATGCACAGCAGTTCGCGGATGCGCAGCGGAATGGCACGGACATCTTTCAGCTCCCCTTTAACTTCACTGCCGAGACGCTGCGGCAGGCTCGGCAGAAGTTTGACGCAAACGTGCAGGCAAACGCCGATCTGGTGAACGAATATGGTACATGGGCGGAAAAGTGCCTGCTGTATCCTGTATCCAGCAGCATTGTTAGCAACAGTTTGAACTTGGCGGAAAGCGCTGCGGTAACTGGGCTGACGGGCATTCCAACGCTTGGCAATGTTGCCGGGTTTGGACTGCAGCAGTTCGGCGAAACGAAGCTGGAAGCCATGGGCAAAGGCCTTTCTAGCGCGGAAGCAACGCTGGTGGGTGCGCTGGATGCAGCTTCCACCGCATTTCTCGAAGGGAAAATGGCGGAGAAGTACATTCCGTCTGTTTTTGGCGGTGCGGTGAAGGATGCGACCGTTAGCGCGGCGCGGAAGGGCGGCACAGCGTTTTTCTCCAAGGTGGGGGCGCTGGCAAAGGAATTTGTCTCCACCGGCGTGGTCACTGGCGTGGGTGAGGCCATCCAGGAGAACACAGAAAACATTTTATCCGGCGGCATTAAGGCGGTAGCCTATGGAGACGCTGCCGAGCTGACCAATCAGCTTCAACCGGGGCAGGTGCTTGAAACCGCTGCCATGGCCTTTATGACCTCGTTTGCGCTGACCGCCGAGGGCAAGGGCATGAATTTGATAGTCCAGCAAGCGCATAAACGTGCCAGAACGGAGCAGCAGCAGACCCAGCAGGAGTCCCAGCAGCAGCAGGAAAGTTCCGAAACAGAACAATATGCGCAGACAGAGCAGACCTCGCAGGAAGCACAGACGAAACAGCCCGTGCAGGAAGCGCAGACGGAGCTGACTCCAACACAGGAAAATAATGTTGTGTTGGAGGCTGACAGCGGCGAGGCCGTGCAGCCCATGGGGACGGTATCAGAGGCACAGCAGCAGGCCGTCCGTGAAGCTATTGCACAGGTGATGGGCTACCCCGAAGCAATGGAGCAGGTAGTGGAAGCCCGTGCGGCGCAGATCGTCAATGAACGTGTGGGGCTTGGGAAACTGAACACCGAACAGATCGGTCAACTGACCGCCCGTGCGCAGGAAACCGAGAATGCGCTGCTGACGGCGCGGAATACGCAGGCCGAACAGAGGCAGGAGCTGCAAAGGGTGCAGGCCATTTTGCAGAAAGCCAACCAGCGAGCGGCGACCAAGCAGGGCGCGAAGACGATCTCCCAGTATGCCCCCAAAGCCGCAAACCTGCGGGAGGCGCTGCGCGTATCAAATCAGCAGGTGCAGGAGGCGCAGCAGGCATACCAGACGGCGCGGCAGGAGCTTCAGCAGGCGCGACAGGCAGCTTACACCCAACTGCAGCAGCAAGCCATGACGCAAGCGCAGCAGGAGATACAGCAAGCCGCTGAATTGACAGCCGAAGCCGCCATGACCGGGGACGACGTGCAGGAGATTCAGAGCCAGCAGCAGCAGGCCGACACTGTGGAGCAGACCAGCGCTCCGGATGCCGCGCAGGCGCTGAAGGCCGCAAGAAGCGCCTACTATCAGGCGCGGAAGCAGGGCAAGGCGCTACAAGCACAAAAGCAGCAGCTTACAGCCCAGCTTCAAGGGCATCTCCAGGCTGTACGTGTTGCTGAGCAAAATGGATCTGACGTGAGCGCTTTTGCGCAGACCCTCGAACAGATCACGGGAGCGCTGACGGAGGTTGACAAGCAGATTCAGCAGCAGGCGCAGGTAATTAAAGATGCGAGGGCTGAAATGAATCGGCTGGCGGCAGGAGGCCAAGAGAACACCCAGCAAACGAAGGGCACGCAGAATACACAGAATGCCCCGCAGGCAGGGCAGCAAGCCGCGCCGACGGTGCAGGCAGGACAAGTAGAAGGCCAAGCCGAAGGGGCGGCGCAGGGGCAAAATGAAGCGCCTGTGACTGCTGCCGAACAAGCGCAAGGCTACCCCTATAAGAACGACACCGCGCAGGAAGCGGGTGATGATACCGCACAGCGTCAATGGGGGCGCGAGGGAGCGCAGTCTTCGCAGGTTTTGCCGCAAGAGGTGAAAAATTATGTTCTAAACCATAACGAATATTACAAAGACAGCAACACAGAACAGGTCAACCGTGCGCTGGCGAGGATCGAGAAGATCGGCGAGACGGGGGCGTTGTCTGAATGGATGTCCATGGACGAAAACGATATGGGGAATGCTGACGCGCAGGCCATGGGTAATGTCCTGATGGCGCTTGCCTGCCAGCGCGGAGACGCAACGACGCAATGCGCTTTGGTCGAGCGGATCGCGGACAAGTACAACCGCATTGGCACCGTTGCAGGCCAAGCCCTGCAAGCGCGAAAGATTTGCGACATGATGACGCCGCAGGGCGCGGCGCTATATGTCCAGCATTTCGCCAACAAGATGTCGAAGCAGTTCTCCTCGAAAAAGGCGCAGCTCGATCTTAAAGTCTCTCCGGAGACCATGCAGCAAATCCTTACGGCTGAGACGCTGGAAGAACGCCAAAGCGCGGTGGACGCGGCAGGATCAGAAATCATGCGGCAGATTCCGCCTACGCTGGTGGACAAGCTCAATGCATGGCGGTATCTTGCCATGCTGGGAAATCCTCGCACCCACATCCGGAATATGGTCGGCAACGCGGTGTTTATGCCGGAGGTCGGCATCCGCAACAAGGTAGCCGCTTCCATGCAGGCGGTAGCGCAGCGCATGGGCTGGATGGACGCGAGTGAGCGCACCCGCAACGCCGCGCCGATCAAGAATGAATACCGTGAATTTGCGAAGACGGATGCAAAAGCAGAAAAGGTTGTCAAGGCACTGAAGGACGGCGAAAAGTACCTGACAGATAGCCAGCAGGGATTCTCGGACGCTCCTAAACGCCGCTCTTTTGGCAACAGCGCGGCAGGCAATGTCGCTCAGACCTTGTCCGATTTTACGGGTAAAGCGTTGGCGGCTGAGGATATGGTTGCAAAACGGTACTACTACACCCGCGCTCTCGCAAGCTATATGCAGGCGCAGAACATGGACTTGCGGACGGCAACGGAGCAGCAGCTTACAGAGGCGCGAACCTTTGCCATACAGGAAGCCATGAAGAACACCTATAATAATCGCAACGCCATGGTGGAGTGGCTGATCGACGCTGAAAATCGACTGCGTCAGCGGAAAGGAGGACGCGCTGCCGCAGCCATCATCGAAGGTGTTATCCCGTTCAAGAACACGCCAGCAAACGTCATTGCGCGAGGGGTTGAGTACAGCCCGATCAACTTGGCAAAAACGGTTGTGATCGATACGGTGAAGCTAAAAAAAGGCGAATTGTCGCTGTCTAACTATATTGACAACCTGGCTTCTGGTCTGACGGGTACGGGGATGTTCGCGCTGGGGATGTGGCTGCGGTCGATGGGCGCAATCACAGGCAGCATTGACAACGACGATGAGGGCAAGTTTGAGAAACTGAAGGGCGAACAGGAATACGCCTTTAGGGTATTTGGGAAGTCGTACACGGCTGACTGGCTTGCACCCGGCGGCATCTCGATGTTTACAGGCGCGGATTTTTTCGACATGATGGCGGATGCTGGGGCTTTTAGTTTGACGGACATGTTTACGTCCCTGGGCAAGTTGACCGAGCCTGTATACAATCTGACGATGCTGGACAGCATTAACAGCGTTTTTGACGCTGACAGCCCCAGCGAAGCAGGACTTACCGCGCTGCAAAATTACCTTGGACAGTTTGTCCCTACTATTTTTGGACAGATCACCAGAACGATTGACCCTGTGCGGAGAGCGAACTACACGGACAAAAACAGTTGGATTCCAGTAGACGTTCAGTATTTTTTGAATAAGCAAAGAAACAAGATTCCCGGTCTGTCTACATTATCCACGCCCTACGTGGACGCCTTTGGACGGCAAGATGTGAGCAATAACATTTGGCTGCGAGCGTTTGAAAACTTCATCTCGCCGGGATACCTGAACGACTTGCAAGAAGATAACGTAACCGCACTGATTGACCAGGTAGCAAAGGAGAGCGATGAAGACGTTTTCCCGTCCAGCGTTGCAAAATACATCAGCGTGAACGGTGAGCGCAAGAACTTGACAGCGGAACAATGGACGCAGTATCAGACGCAGGCAGGCAGAGACCTTTACGCTGCGCTTGATGCGCTGTCAAAGGACGCGGACTTCGCTGGGCTTGAACCTGCCTATCAGGCCAAGGCAATCAAGAACGCGACCCAGTACGCAGTCAAGAAGGCGCAGCAAGCGCTGTATCCAGACGTGAGCGCGGCGAAGTGGATCACCAAAGCCGAAACCGTGCCGGAGGCCGCAAGGGAAGCAGTCAGCCGTGCGCATGACAGCATGGTATCCGACTACGCAGAAGCGAATGCAAAAGAGATCGTCCAATGGGCGCAGGATGGCAACTTGGAGGCGTGCGAAACGCTCATGCCCATCTTCCGTGAGCTTGGGCTAAAAGACGGTGAAATCAAGTCGAAACTGGCAGCAGAAGCAAAGGAGGTGTATCAAAAAGCATGGTTGGAAGGCGACACGGCAACGTGTCTGACTCTTGAATCCGTGCTGGATAACATGAACGTTGGATTCAGCAACAAGGATTATAAAGCATGGAAAACGGACACGCAGAAGGAGAAGTAAGGGGGTGACGCCCCGTGAAGCTGAATGAGCTGACGGGTGCAGAATACCACTACTTCAGACAAAATTGCCCATTCTCTGACCGGGAAATTGCCGTGCTGGACCTGTGCCGCCGGGGCGCGTCCCTTGTTGAGACCGCCCTGACGCTGCACGTTTCCACGGCGACGGTCAGTCGAGTGCGCAGGAATATCCAAAAGAAGATCGCCCGGGAGCAGGGCTGACAGAAAGATGAGGAGCTTGTGATAGGCTCCTCTCTTTTTTTTATGCCAAAATATAGACAGGAGGTGACGGAAATGCCTTATTTTCCACCGTACCAACAGCCTGCCTACCCGGCATTGCAGGCTCCGGTTTACAATACCTATCAACAGCCGCCACAACAGCAGACACAGCCTGAGCAAGGCGTACTTGCACGGCTGGTGACGAGCCGCGAGGAAGCGCTTGCCGCCCCTGTGGACTTTATGGGACGGCCTACCCTAAGCCTTGACATGGCGCATGGCATGATCTACCTCAAAGTCTTTAATAGCAGCACAGGCAGCGCGGATTTTACGGATTTTGGCAAGATCGCCGCACCTGACAGCGCCAAACAGCCCGTTTACGCCCCGATGACGGCGGTGGACGAGCTGAAAGCAGAAATTGAGAAACTCAAACAAAAATTGAATGGAGGGGCAGAAGCATGAATCCATTGCAAATGCTGGGGAACGGACACCCGCTGCTGCAAATGATGCAGGGCATGCGTACAGGCGCAAACCCTATGGCGATGCTGGGGCAGTTGTCCGGGAATAACCCCATTATGGCAAGAGGGATGCAGATTGTGCAGGACAAGACCCCGGAGCAGATCCAGCAGATCGCGCAGAACATGGCGAAAGAACGAGGCGTTGACCTAAACGTCATGCTGCGGCAGTTTGGCCTACGATGATTTCAGCAGGGCGGCGCGTCCCCTGTGGAAATAAAAAACATAAAGGAGATTGAATGATGGGCGATAATGATTTTGCAACCGGATACGCGATTGGGCAGAGCGACAACGGCAATCGCGGCAACGGCATGTTCGGCGGTGACTGCTGGATTTGGATCATCGTGGTGTTTGCCCTGCTCTTCGGCTGGGGCAACGGTGGCTGGGGCGGCAATGGCGGCGCTGCTGGCGCGACACCCTTTGCAACCAGTGCGCTGACGCAGGCTGACTTGCAGCGCGGCTTTGACACACAGAGCATTGTGTCTAAGCTGGACGGGCTGACTAATGGCCTGTGCGACAGCACCTATGCGCTGAACAACGGCATGCAGACTGGCTTTGCCAACGTACAGCAGTCCCTCTGCCAGGGTTTCAACAACGTGAACACGGCGATGCTGCAGGGCTTCAACGGCGTGGAGCGCGGACAGGCTGACTTGGGCTATCGTCTGCAGGACTGCTGCTGCCAGACCCAGCGTGCCATTGACAATGTGAACTACAACATGGCGACCAACACCTGCGCCATCCAGAACACGATTCAGAATACCACTCGTGACGTGCTGGACAGCAACAACGCCAACACCCGCGCCATCCTCGACTTCTTGACGCAGGACAAGATCAGCGCGTTGCAGGCAGAGAACCAGACGCTGAAGCTGGCGGCTTCTCAGTCCGAGCAGAACAGTTATCTGGCGGCGATGTCCAACGCGCAGACGGCGGAGCTGATCCGGCGGTTGAACCCCGCGCCGATCCCGGCCTATCAGGTGCCTGCGCCCTATCCCTATGCGCTGAATAACGGCTGCATGGGCTGCAACGGCTGACAGCGTGATTCGGGGGCGGTGTAATGCCGCCCCCTGAGGAAGGAGAAAAATATGGCTTGTAAAAATGTCTGCACACTTTGCCCTCGGCTGGTAATCAGTCAGGCGGTGACCTTTGCGGACGGGACGCTGGCAATCAACCTGCCTGCCGGGGATTACCGAAACGGGGAGAAGTACTGCATTGTGGTCGCGCAGACGATCCCTGCGGCCACGACTATCAACGCGCCTGTGGTGGTGACCATTGGCACAGGCACGGCGCAGTATCCGCTAACCAAACGCAACTGCGCACAGGTAACGGCCTGCGGCATCCGCACGAGGACGCGGTATGCGACCACGGTCTTTACCAGCGCAACGGGCGGTGCGTTCCGGCTGTGGGGAAGTCCGTGCTGCGCCCCGAACAACGCGCTGACCAGCATTGACGGCACCGCCCCCGCAACAGCAGCGGATGGAGGTGGCGCTGGATGAAATCTGGATTAAGGATGGTGCTTATGAGCAGAGATAGACGGTATGACCCCACACCCCAGCGCATCGGATATGATGACGGAGAGCGGTATGAGGACGACTACGGGCGGCGGGCTCGGTATGATGGGCGTGTTGACCGCATCCGCGACTATATGCCGCCTGTATACGATCACTACGACGACGAAGACGAGTACGAACAGCCCTCGCGGTACCGCCGCGACCAGCGCGAACAGGAGCGCATTAAGTGGCAGCGGGAGCAGGATAAGAAGCGGATGATGGAGCGTCAGCGGGCTAGCCAGACCTATCAGGGCGAGGATGCAGCCGCTCCCACGCGGGAGCAGCATACGCCGCGCATGACCATGGAAATGGCCGAAGAATGGGTGGAGTGCATGCAGTCCGCAGATCCCCGCGCCCCGGAAGGCGGCAAGTGGTCGGCGGCGGAAGTTAAGCCCTTCGCCATCCAGCTTGGTATCCCGCAGGGCGGCAGCAAGTTTGCGGAGTTCTATGCAATGATGAACGCCATGTACAGCGACTACTGTGAGGTAGCCAAGAAGTACGGCGTAGATCAGACGGACTTTTACGCGGACATGGCGAAAGCATGGATGAACGACAAGGACGCGAAAAAGAATAAGTCCGCGCTGTACTATGAGTGCGTCGTAGAGAAGGATACCTAATACAAGTTTGCCCTGCTGGAGCGATTCGGCAGGGCATTTTGTTTGATTTTTAAGGGCAAGTGTGGTATAAAATGTGGTAAGATGATTTTTGGAAGTGGCGGAAAGCGTTGTGAATGCTGGGATTGAATAGGAACTAGGGTTCTTCTGCGGAAGAAGGTTCGCAAATTTTAGCACAAAAAATAACAAGCTGTCAAGCCCTTGAAAATAAAGGGTTTGAGGGCTGTTTTTGTTTATTACAAAAGTGTTACGGAGACAAAAATACCACACTTTTAAGGCTGAAAGTGTGGTATAAAGTGTGGTATGAAATTGTGGGAAGGAGAAATAATACAAGTTATTTGACGTAGCGGGTGAAGGCTGCGTCCATCAGGGAGGCGGTGCGGGCGGCGTCATCGGCGAGGGCGTGTCCGTACTGGCCAAAAGTGTCCATGGTGGCGCTGTGGCCTACCACCTGTTTGAGAAGTTGTTCAGGGACTTCATCTTTATACAAGCTTATCATGGTGTGGCGCAGGCAATGGAAGGAGATACGCTTGTCAAGGGCGTTGCACTCGGCGTAGCGTTTCCAGTCGCGGTAAAATTTTGGAGGGTTCTCCTGCTTGCCTGTGAATGCCGGAAACACCCACGGGGAGACAATACCCTGCTTGCGCAGGTGCTGGCGCTGGGCTTCCAAGATGGTGCGGATGGTGGTGTTGAGGGCGATGGAACGCTGGGCGTTCTCGGTCTTGCCCTCGGTGGTGATGCGAGACTTGTTAACGCTGGTCTTCACGGGGATTGTGTCGGCGGTGATGGCATCCCAGCGGAGGGCGCAGATTTCGCCCCGGCGCATGCCTGTGGCGCAGGCGAAGCGGAAAGCCTGGATGTGCCAGCAGGGGATCCTCTTGCCGTGGCTTGTGATGGTGTCAACGGAGAAGACCACGTTCAGCGCGTCCGGCTGAAGAATGACCTTTTCTTTTTTAGGCTTGCCGCCACGGGCTTGCAGGGTGTCCGGGTTCAGCGGCTCCATCATCCAACGTGAGGACTGGCAGAAGCGGGAGAACTCCAGCATGAGAGAACGCAGCTTCTCGATGGTGGCAGCGGCTTTCCCCTGCTGGGCGGCGCTGTCAAGGATGGCCTGCCACTCTTGCGGGGCGATGCGAGACAGGCGTTTGACCTTCATGGCGGACGGCAGGAACCAAGTGTTAATCAGGCCAGACTGGGTTTTGTAGGTGTCCACGCCCAGCGTCTTGTGCTTGGATTCTAGCCAAAGGGTGATGGCCTTTTCAAGGGGCATATCGCCTGTGCGGCGGGTGTCTGCCCAGTCCTGCGCCTTGGCTTCTGCCTCCTTCTTGCCGCGCTTGCCGGGAGTTTTTGAGTAAAAAGAGCGGCGCAGACCGTCCACCATGACGTTGATCTTCCAATATTCATACTGCTCGTACCATTTGGCTTCTGCCGTAAAGAGTTTTTTCATCATTATCCTTCTTTCCGGGCTTGACGGCTGGGGAAGGCATCTGCTATAATAGACAGTGCCAGAAACCCAGACGCACCCTTGTCTGTTGGAGTTTCATGCCCGTGTTGCTCCATGCTCTGGCCTTGTCCCCTGCGGAGGAAGCAGCCCGCAGGGGATTTTTTTTAATCATACCAGTAGGTGAGCAAATGAGCATCTATAACGGGCGCGGTAAAGGTTTGTCCCTCAGTCGTGTTGTAATCCTTCGTATCAATGAGCTGACCATAAACGGCTGTTTTGTCATTGTACACAAATTGATCTACATTAGTTCCCTTCCAACTAAACTGTGTAAATCCCTCGCAGCGAACAAGAGCATAATTCCCAGTGCCATTTCTCTTGCTTGACATCCACCACCACACTGTTGTGGGGTTGTCTTCGTCAAACCAAAACTCATAGACATACCCTGTCATTTGGACGAAGGTATCTTCATAGGCACTGAAATAACGAACAGCATCCGTATAGGATACTTTCTTGTAATCCTTGTGCTCGGCAGGGAATGTAGGCGTAGGCGCGGGGGTCTTTTCCCCCTTATTATAGAATGCAAAATCCCACAAAGAGTGACTTTCAACCGCTGTTGCTGTAGGTGTTGGTCTGGGCGTAACTTTCGGCGCAGGAGTAGTGCCCTGGAAGCGCGCAAAAGCCGTTGAAGTAACAGCGCACCCCAGCGCAGTCAACAGCGCAAGCAAACGTTTTCGCATTGAAAATTCCTCCTTCTTTTGTCCAACCAAGACTTTCTTTGTCAAAAAGGGAGCATTCGTTCCCCGGGCGGTGTATACTATCCTCAACAGGTGACTGCACGTCACCAGAAGGAGGACAGTATGGAGAACACGGAGTATCGAGACCTTGTACGCAAGCTGATGGAGCAATGCACCGAACAGCAAGCGAAGAAAGCCTACCTGTTTCTGCTGCAACTAATGAAGTAACCGGGAGGATGCCGGCCCCGCTTAGGGGTCGGCGTTTTTTTGTTCCTCCTGATAGGCTTCCAGCAGTTTCCGCAGGGCGTCGTCCAGCGTTTCCCAGGCGGACACGTCCATCCTGGACAGCGCGTGGATGATCCTGTAACGGGTATCCTCTGCCCCGGCTGTGATGATCTGACCGAAGAACCTTGTCAGTTCATCTTCGCGGTCAAGGGGGACGAACATCTCCCCTTCTCCTGTACGGAGCCATTGTTCGCGGACGTTGAACTCGCGGCAAACATCATTGATAGAACGATCACTGAGGATACGCTGCCCAGTTTCAACTAATGAAATAAAGTTGCGTGTCAGTTTAAGCCGTTCTGCAAACTCTGTCTGAGTATAGCCCAATGCCTCACGAACCATTCGGAGCCTTTCGCCCATGGCATTCCCTCCTTTCGGATACTATAGTAGCATCAAATTCACACCCTGTCAACAAAAAATTTGAAAAACCCGTTGACAATCACACTGAGTTACTGTATAATGCAATCACAGTCAACACAGCAAGGAGGTGAGCAACATGGACAAGCAAGAGGCAATGGATCAGTTGAAGGAGTTCGCCGAAAAGGTACAGCTTGGCCTTCTTTCCATTGAAGCGGCAAACCCCTACATCGCTAAGAGCTATCTGTGGGATTGGGAGCATACGGTTGTGGATGCGATCAAGGCGCTGGGACAAAAAGATGCCGAAGAAGCCGCCTACAACGAGGAACTCGCGGGCGCACTAAAAAGCATTGCGATGAGTATTAACAAAGGGACGCTGACAATTATGCGCGGGAATCATGCCGATGCTGGCAAACTCAAGGTTGCTATTCTGGCAGTCTTGTTGGGTGCAGCGGAACAACTTGAACGGAGGTGAACCCCATGGAAAAGACCCCTCAAAATCGCTACTCCATCACCGCGAAAGGCGCGGCGTTTCTCGCGGCAGTAGATGCGGGGCTGGTGGACGGGACGGAAGCGGGCGTGGACAAGTTTGAGAAGTTCTGGCAGCTGTGGGAGCAGTCAGCCAAACAAGCGCGGCAGCAACCAGGTCAGGAAAGCGCCAAGGACTACGCCAAAAAGGGTGCAAGCTGTTTCTTTGCGGTATTGCTTGGCAGCATCATTGGTTCGCTGCTGTGCAAGCTGTGCCTCTTCATCTTTTAGGCGGACGTACTCCCTGCCCTTTTCGGTGATGGCATAGGCTACATAGCCTTGTGCCAGGTCCCGATAGGGGGAATCAGGGTGCGGCGGCTCCCATGTCTGGCAGGCGGCATAGCCAAGAGCCACCAGGTATTGGAGCATGGCAATACTAGCCCCTGGCGGGAGATCATCTTCGCCGTGATCGCGTTCGAGCAGGGCGCGAAGAACCGTCAGGGCATCGGTTGAAATTGGGTCCATCAACATTCCTCCTTTCCAGCGCCATTGTACACCGGGAAGGGGGCGAACAGAAAGGGGAACAATATGGGTAAGAATTTGGATGACATTTTTGCAAGTATGGGCAGTTTTGAGCCGCGCAAGGCGCAGGACGATCCGCTGGAGGTGCTGAGGCAGACGACCATCAACAACGCTCACGTCTTTATTTTGTTGACACTCAGCAGAATGTTTGAAGATGGTGACGTGCGGCTGGAAGCGCCAAATGGAAACCCTACAGCGAAGGAAATTGCTGCGTCGCTGACCAAGAGTCTTCCGACAACGCTAGAATACATCGCTAAGACGCTTTCGAAAAAATAAAGAGGTGAGAAGTATGAGCGAACAGGATAAGAAGGCCGCCGAAAAGGTGGCGGACACGGTTAACACGGTAATGAAATCACTGCCGGAGGACAAGAAGGAATATGTCAAGGGGCTTGTGGAGGGCATGGCGCTGATGGCTGCCAAGCCCGAGACCAAGCAAGCGTAAAGGAGGAGTGAGCATCATGACTAACACGGGCTATGTCCGGCTAAAGGAGCTTTTGCGGGACAAGGGGCTGATGCAGGCGGACGCGGCGACCCTGTGCGGGCTGAGCCTTTCGGGGTTCCAGTCGCGCATTTCGGGGCGCAGCACTTGGACGGTGCAGGAGATGGCGATCCTCTCTAATGCGCTGGAATTGACGGGCTGGGAGGCGTGGGAGCTGTTTGTTGTAAACCGAGAGCTGACCATGGCGGAGATGCTGCGAATTTTCCCGGAGCGCCGCAAGGAGAAGCCGCAAGAACGGAAGTCGCTGACGGATGCGGAGATTGGCGTGGCGGTGAAGGTCGCCATGCAAACGCTGGCGGCGATGAGGGAGGACAAGAGCGCATGAACTGGGCAGGCGTGGGGATTTTGGCCATCAAGGCCGGAACGGCGCTGGTGATCTTTGGTGCGCCGCTGGTCACGGTCTATGCGTGGCTGGTGGGGATGATTTGAGAGAGGGAGGCGATGGCGCATGAGTAAGTTTAATGTTGGTGATAGCGTCCGAATCAGGACAGACCTAACGCCCGGTATCTACGACCACTTATACTGCAATACAGACATGGCAAATTGGGGAGGCGATCTGGATACAATCAAGAGCGCGGCCAAGAACGGGCTAGGTGAAGTCTACTACTCGCTCGATCATCACAGTTGCTTTTGGAACGATGCCATGCTTGAGCCTGCCGGGTTACCTAAAAAGCGACTGGAAAAGCTAACTATCATCAGCGACGGCACAATGACTTGGGCAACCCACCGGCTGCCGGACGGGAGCGTAAAAAAGTCGCGCATCCTGCGTGAGCAGGGCATGGAACTGGATTTTGGACGTGATGCAAAACGCGCCGCACAAGAGGCGGGCGTAAGGATTGGAGCCAAGGGCGCGAACGAGTACTACATGGACATCGACATGGGTAGGCTCTACGACGCGCTTAAAACGTGTATTACGGTAAAGGCAAAAGAAAGGGAAAGCAATGGCTAAGGGAAGGAGCAAGTGCATGAAAGCATACAAGGGCTTTGACCGCAACATGCGGTGTAGGGGATTCCAGTTTGCAGAGGGGGAAACCTATGAGGAGGACAAGGCGGAGCTGTGCGAGACAGGTTTCCATGCCTGCACAAACCCGCTGGATGTCTTGCGGTACTACTCCCCCGTCGATGGGTGCGAGTATCACGAGGTGGAGCTGGAGGATGTAAGTGAAGGACAGAGCAGCAAGGACAGCAAAGTGTGCGGAAAGCGTATTCGCATTGGGGCAAAGCTGGGGATCGAGGAACTTGTCGACGCATCTGTGAGAATGTCCGGTGAAGAAGCAAAGGGAGTAAAGGATGCGCAAGGTGCGCTGACCGATAATAGTGCAATTAGTACGCAGATCGCCTCGTCTGGGGATTGGGCGTGTATCGGCTCGTCTGGGTACGAGACGTGTATCGCCTCGTCTGGGTACGAGACGTGTATCGCCTCGTCTGGGGACGATGCGCAGATCGCCTCGTCTGGGGACAAGACGCGTATCGCCGCGTCTGGACATAAGGCGTATATCGCCGCGTCTGGCAACAAGGCGCGCATCTCCGCGTCTGGGTACGAGACGCGGATCGAAACGCTCGGCGCAAACTGCGTGATGATGTGCACTGGACAAAACAACCGTGCAAAGGGCAAGGTCGGTAGTTGGATCGTGCTAACCGAATGGGTCAACGGAGAGCCAAATGTGGTCGCAAAGCGCATTGATGGCACATCAATCAAAGCCGATACGTGGTATGTCCTCAGAGACGGACAACTGCAGGAGGTCGACACCAATGAGTAAGTACAGTGAGGCCCCCTGCTACAAGCCCCAAGGGATGCTGACCCGGCTGCGCTGCCGGGTGGAGCGTCTGACCGCGCCCCAGCGGGCAGAGGAGGGGCGCAAGCGGCTGATGCCGGGACAGTACCCGGTGGGGGCATGGACGCGGGTAGAACCCAAGAAAAGGAGCTGATGGGCATGAAATTTATTCCGAGCGGGACAGGGTATTCGCCCTTTTCGGAGGGCAAAGGAAGCATTCAGGTGCGCGTGGAGCGCGAGACGTTTGAGGCGCTGTCCGAGCTGGCGGAGCTGACAGGGCAGCCGCTGACCAGCGTAGCGACGCGGCTGATCCAGTACGGCTTACAGCATGTGGAGCTGACGGAGCGCAAGCGCTACACCATGCAGATGGAGGGCGAGGCATGAGTATTTACGGCTGGGCGTGGGGACATGGGCGGCTGGTGCCTTCCAAGCCTGCAGAGCGGATGAGCATGGACGAGGCGCTGCGGGGGCTGTGCTCGCGGACGCTGGGAGACGTGGCCTGCTGCCATGATTGCGCGGGAACGTGCTGCTACGGCAGGCGGGTGATAGCGCTGGAAGCGGCAGGCGAAGCGCCTATACCGAAGCGAACGCCGGAAGCGTCTGTGCAGAAGCAGCATGAAATGAGGCACAGGAAAATTTCTGCGCAGCGGGACAAGATGACGCGGGCGCAGCTGCAAGCGGCCTCGAAGCGGAAGGTGGAAAGGGCGCTGGCGCTGATCGCGCAGGGAATTTCGCGGGACGAAGCCGCGCAGCAGGTGGGCTTTTCCAGTAGGCAAAGCCTGCAAAAGGCTTACAAGACGGTGATGGCGCGGGAGGCGAAACAGCATGCGGTATCGTTGTGAACGATGCGGGGCGTACCTTGACCCCGGTGAGCGATGCGATTGCGTGGAGCGTGAGCAGATCGAGCAGCAGGAAGCGCAGCCGCCAAGGCCGCATCTGCACAGGCGGCGGAAAGACCCCGCGGCGATGGATGAATACGTTACCAGCTGCTGGCAGCAGTGGTTTGAAAACTGAAAGGAGAATGGAAGTATGAGCGAACTGGAAGAACGCTGGATCATCAAGGACGACAAGAGCGCCGAGTGGGCGTTGAAGAAGATTCGGGAGGCGCAGGAGGACACGGCGCGGTGGAACGCCTACTACGCCGCGCAAATGGAAACCATCGAGCGGCAGAATGCCGATACAGTGGCGTACTTCACCGCCCTGCTGGAGGCGTGGTTCGCAACCGTCCCCCACAAGACCACCAAGACGCAGGAAAGCTATCAGCTTCCCAGCGGAAAGCTGGTGCGGAAGGCGCAGCAGCCGTCCTATGAGCGGGACGCGGAGGCGCTGTTAGGCTGGGCAAAGACCTCCTTCCCGGAGGCCGTCAAGGTCAAAGAGGAGGCAAGCTGGACAGATATCAAGAATCGGATTGGCAAGGTCATGCCGGACGGCAGCGCGGTGGACAAGGAGACCGGGGAGATCATCGACGGCGTGACGGTTATAGAGCGTGATCCCGTGTTCAAGGTTGAGATTAAGGAGGGCAAATAACATGCTTGAGGTTTTCGTAACGGATAAGGATACCGGCGACGTCAAGGTTTACGAGACGTTTGATAACCTGTATTTGTGTGCGGCGCACATCGACGAGGAGAAAGAGGAGGCGAGCGTACAAAACTATTACTTCGGCGGCGGGCTGGGCTGCGGTTGCGCGGCCTATCATGCCATGACCCAGCTGCCGGAGAGCATCAAGGTCCTGGGCCGGGAGTTCGCCGAGCGCTTCACTCCCGGCGTCCTACAGGTAGAGGAGGAGCGGGTCCGGAAGACTGTCAGCGGCGGCACGCACGACAGCCACAAGTCGGACATTGAGATGATGCGGCAAACGGTACGCGATACATTTGAGAACAAGGAGGACGTATAACATGGGTGTCCCGGTTCTAATTTTAGGCAACAGCGGCACGGGCAAGAGCGCAAGCCTGCGCAACTTCCCGGCTGGCAGCGTGGGGGTTTTTAATGTTCAGGGAAAGCCGTTTCCTTTTAAGGACGGTGGGAAGCTGGCAAAGGTCAACACGGACGACTACGCCGTGATTACGGCGGGGCTGCAGAGCGCAAAGGCGCGGAGCATCATCATTGACGACGCGCAGTATCTGATGGCAAACCAGTTCATGCGGACGGCCTCGGTGGTGGGCTATCAAAAGTTCACGGACATGGCTTTGGCCTACTGGAACCTGATCCAAGCGGCGATCAAGCTGCCGGAGGACAAAATTGTTTACCTGCTCCAGCATTTGGAGCTGGACGCGAACGGCAACGAGAAGGCCAAGACCATTGGCAAAATGCTGGATGAGAAGATCACGGTGGAGGGGCTGTTTACCATTGTGCTGAAGACCGCCGTTTCTGACGGCGTATACAGTTTTGTGACGCACAACACAGGCCACGACACCGTAAAAAGTCCCATGGGCATGTTTGAAACCGATCTGATCCCGAACGACCTGTATGAGGTGGACAAGACAATCCGTACCTACTACGGCATGAAGCCGCTGGTGGAGGGAGGAAAAGCGTGAGATTCCTCAAAACGGCGGACGGCGTTTATTTGAACATAACGCAGATAGGCAGCCTGTATCTCGATACCCACGGAGTGCAAAGAGTAGTCATTTTAGCAAACACAATTTTTGTAAACGCATATAAGGAATCAAAAATACTCGTGTGCGACAATTTCCCGGACAAGGACGCAGCGCAGCGGTATCTGCGGCGGATCGTCTCAGCGCTAACCGACACGGAAAAGAAAGTTATTGAGGTGAAAAACTATGAAGCAGATTGATCTTACGGGCGTGGAAGCCCAGCAGGACGGCGAATACAGAAACCTAGCCCCTGGCGGCTATATCTGCCGGATCACGAAGGCGGAGGACGTGCCGCTTGACCCTGCCACAGGAAAGGGATCGTATCTCCGGCTGGAGTTCGACATTGCGGAGGGCGACTTTGCAGGCTACTTCGGGGCGCAGTTCCAGCGCTTTGGCAAATGGCACGGCGTGCTGATCCGCAGCTATAAAGAGCAGGCGCTGGGGCTGTTCAAAGGCTTTGTCAAGGCGGTGGAGGAGAGCAACCCGGGATACCGCTGGCAGTGGAACGAGGCCACGCTGACGGGCAAGCTGATCGGCATCGTGTTTGGCGAGGAGGAGTACATCAACCGCATGTATCAGCCTGCGGTGAGTGTGAAGCCGCGTATGGTGCGGAGCGTGCAGGCCATCCGGGCGGGAGACTTTACGATTCCCGCCATCAAGAAGCTGAAGACGGAGCAGGCAGCGCAGGTGCAGCAGGTGGCGCAAGACACGGCAAACGGCTACACGGCCTCTTATGAGCAGGTTCCTCCGCCCTTTTGATCGGAGAAACGCAGCATGAAGACGATCATTGTGGACAGCCGGGAGCAGAAATGGGGGCACGTCCGGGACGGTTTCGATCGTCTCGGCGTGCCCTGGGTGCGGAGCAAGCTATGGTGCGGTGACTATACCTGGGCCAACGATCAGCACCTTGTGATCGATCGCAAGCAGGGCTTGCAGGAGGTTTACGGCAACCTGATCCAGGCGCACGAGCGCTTCCGGGCAGAGGCGGCGCGGGCGCAGGAGGCGGACGTGCAGCTGGTGGTGCTGGTGGAAGAGCCGGGCATTGCCACGCTGGCGGACGTGCCGAATTGGGTCAATCCGCGAGAACGGGACTATCGCTACATTCAGGCGGCACAGCTGCGCGGCAAAATGCTGGGCGTGAAGCTGCCGAAAAAGCCGCCTGTATCCGCTGACAGGTTATGGGCGATCATGCAGAGCATGGCGGACAAGTACGGCATTTGCTGGCGCTTCTGTGCGCCGGAGCAGACAGCGCAAGCCATTCTTGACTTGCTGGGGGGTGCGCCGGGTGGTTGACCGCCAAGTGGTGGAGGATATACGGCGGCGGGTGTCGCCGCGGGATGTGCTGGACATGGAGGGGCTGCCCGTCAACCGGCAGGGGTTCGCCCTCTGCCCCTTTCATGGGGACAAGAACCCCTCCTTAAAGGTATACGGGGATGGACGGGGCTGGTACTGCTTCGGCTGCCACGCAGGCGGGGACGTGATCGGGCTGGTGCAACACCTGCACCGCCTGACCTTTCCGCAGGCGCTGACGCGGCTGAACGCGGCCTTCGGGCTGGGCTTGCCGCTAACCCATCGAAAAACGGGCAGAGAAGCCCATTTAGCCGCCTTGCGGGAAGAAGGGTATAAGTGCCGCATGGCATGGCTGGAAGCGGAAATTGAACGCAAAGAATCCGATTATTGGGCATTCCTTGAACTGTGGCTGGACTGCCAGCGGCGATGCGACTATGCACGGGCGCGAGTTGACCACGGAGGAGAGTTTACGGAGGAAGACGCAACGGACTTCTGGCGCGTGGAATGGCTGCGAGAAGCGGCGCAGGAGGCGTTGGAGGCGTGGAAGGAGGCAATGTCATGGAGACCTCTTATGCGGGAGGGCTGAAACTGCCAGCGTGGACAGACGCGCAATGGCAGTCCACCACGCCGTTTGAATGGGTTTACAGCTTCCGCGAAAACGACTTTACATTGTACCAGGCGAAGGAGCTGGCGGCGGCAGAGGCGCGTAAGCGCGGCGTAACCAGCTTCAAGGCAGGCTACAAGGCCTATGAAAACGCTCAACGCGGCATCGCGCAGGAGTTCGGCAGCAACAACGTTACCCAATTTGAGGGGCAACCTATGGAGCTGAACTGCGGGAAATACCAGGCGGACGACTACGCCATCACAATTGAGGGGCCATACGGCGAGCAGACGGTCTGCACGCACCCCATCATGCCCGTGAAGCGGATGGTGAATCTGGACACGGGGCTGGTGATGATCGAGCTGGCCTTCCGGCGAGGGATGAAGGGCGCATGGCGGCGGCTGATCGCGGAAAAGCAGACGCTTTCCACGGCGCAGAAGATCGTGGCGCTATCCGATCAAGGGGTGTCGGTAACGAGCGAGAACGCCCGGGCGCTGGTGAGCTATCTCAGCACGGTAGAAGACCTGAACTACGACAAGATTCCCGAAGGGAAAAGCGTTGGACACTTGGGCTGGGTGAAGGGCGGCGGGTTCGCGCCGTATGTGCCTGGGCTGTCCTTTGACGGAGACGCAGGCTACAAGCACGCCTTTGAGGCGATCCACGAAAAGGGAAGCTGGGCGGCATGGAAGGAGGCTGCACAGGCGTTGCGGCACGGCAGCAGCATGGCGGCGCGGCTGATGCTGGCGGCGGGGTTCGCCTCGCTGCTGGTGGCGCCGATGGATGCGCTGCCGTTTGTTCTGCACGTCTGGGGCGGCACCTCGGCTGGCAAGACCGTCGGATTGATGTTCTGCGCGTCCATTTACGGCTCTCCGCTCATGAGCGACTATGTACGCAGCTTCAACGCAACCGCCGTGGCAAACGAGCTTCTGGCGGCCTTTTACGGGGCGCTGCCTGTGCTGGTGGACGAAATCCAGATCATTAAAGAGCGCAAGGACTTCGACAACATCATCTACACCTTTACGGAAGGCGCAGGCAAGAGCCGCGGCGCGAAGGCGGGCGGCGTGCAGCAACAGCGGAGCTGGCGCAACTGCATGATCTCCACGGGAGAACAGCCGATTTTGAGCTATCAGAGCGGCGGCGGCGCGGTGAACCGCGTCATCGAGGTGGATGTAAAGGATGAGAAGCTGTTTCCTGATCCTCGCGGTGTGCTGGCGTTGATCCGCGAAAATTACGGACACGCCGGAAAACGGTTTGTAGATGCGCTGAACCGTCCGGGAACGTTAGACATGGCAAAAACGTACATGGACGCGATGCTGAAGGAGCTGCTGGAGGGCGGCGCAACGGACAAGCAAGCGCTGAGCGCGGCGCTGATCCTGACGGCGGACATGCTGGCAGACACGTTCCTATTTGACGGGGAGGGCTGGCTGCTGACAGCGAAGGACATTGCGCCTTTTCTGGCGGACAGGGCCGCAACCGACCTGAACAAGCGCGCTTACGCATGGGTATGCGACTTTGTAGCGACGCATCCGAACCAATTTGAGCCGCAGGCGGATGGCACGTATAAGGGTGAATGCTGGGGAAAAATCGACGTAAGCGGCGCGGCGCTTATCATCCACAGCGTGCTGAAGAAAGCTATGGAGCAGGAGGGGTATAGTTTCGAAAGCTTCAAGAGCTGGGGACGCAGAGAAGGCGTGATAACACCGGGCTGGGGCGGGAAAAATATCGGTCGAGTTCGGCTCCCCATCCCACAAACGTATGCCAACTGTATGAGGATTTTGCTGGATCACGGCGAGGATAGGGGCGAATTTGCGGATGAAGACGCTGAAAATCCGTTCGCTGTGCTACCTGGCGGGGGCTGTGCTACCAGTTGTGCCACCACGGCGCAGCAGATGCGGATTCCCCGAACCCCTTGAAAATACTGGCTTTGCGGGAACGCAAACGCAGTTTGTGCCACTGTGCCACCTGTGCCACCGGAAAATACACACACTTATATATGCGCGTGTGTGTGTAGAGAGATAGATAGACACACACGCCTCGCGCGTAGGAGATAAAAAAATGGTGGCACAAGTGGCACAAACCGATTGAAAAGTACGCAAACCGTTGGGAATACTGGGTTTGCGCCGTGCCACCACGCACCGTTTTTCGGTGGCACGGCGGTGGCACGCGGTGGTACAAAAGCAGAAAGGAGGGAGCCACATGGCGCTGTACAAGGATTACTGGCCTAAAGGGACGTTCCCGAAACAGAAGCACCGGGCCTACAAGCGGCTGGAAACGGACGGACTGCTGAAGGTTGAGCATGTGATCTACTACAAGGACGTGGGTGCGGTAGAAATCTGGTTTACGACGGACAAAGAGATAGACGATATATACAAGCTGCTGAAGGAGAGCGCGGCGAAGGAGGAAAGGGCATGATCTACACGGACGGATTCGGGCGGAAGTGCAAGGCCACGGACGCGGAGCTGCAAGCCTATGACGAGGCGAACGGATGCGAGCGCGTTCCTGCAAAGGCGCTGGACAGTCTGGTGGCGCTGTCCGGGGCGCTGCTGCTGATCGAGCGCAACAACGAGCTTCTGGAAAAAACGGCACGGAAGTTTGGCGCGTGGACGCTGCTACGGACAGCGCAAGGGATGCTGGATAAAGCGCTGAACACGATGCTGAAGCGTGTCAGCGCACGGCAGAACTTGAGCGTGCGAGAGAACAGCAAGGCGCTGACGGTAGCGGTCAGCGTGAAGCCGATGCCGATGCGCTGGAACATGACGGTGCGTGACTTGGATGTGCTGGTAGGGTATGCGCTGCGGCATTGCAGCAGGGAGTGTCTGAGGACAGAGGCGGAATCACGGGAATGCCCGCTGCGCGGAGTGCTGGACTGCGTGCCAGGGGTTGAAGGGAATGTGGACGCCATGGGGATGTGCCCGTATATGGGGCAGGAAAGGGAGGCATAAGCAATGGAGAAACATAAAGGCGTATATTCCCAGCGTGGAGACGATTATCTGATTGAGGCGCAGAGGTTGTGCGCGGAGGATAAACCAAAACCACCGGTGGTGTGTCCGTACTGCGGGCACAAAATGGTGCATCAGTATGTATACGGAGATCACTTTTTCTGCTGCCCTAAGTGTCGCGCAGTAGCTTCGGCAAATGCCGAGAAACCAGCCTACACCGCTGCCATGCAGCGCTGGCAAGGATCGAACCGGGTGCTGATGATGGAAGAAGTGCGAGAACATTGCAAGCAGGGTGTAGATGCTGCGCCGTTGTGGGTGGAGTTTAGTGGTTTTCCAAGTGCATCACACTGGATGGTTGTAGACCTACCTGATGAGGTGTTCTGCACCGATACAGTCCGAAATTTTTGTATGAGCTATGTTGATACATACAAAAAGTCTTGGCGCTGCTGGTTCCGCAAGCCCACGCAGGAGGAAATGGAGGCCATGCCATGGGAAAAATCCTGAATCCCAAGATGCTGCCAGGCACAATTACCAGTAAAAAGGAGTGATGCTTTTCATGATTTCGCGGGAGAAGATCAACCTCCTGCGCCAAGCCGTGCATGATGGGGAACGGCTTGACGTGCTGCTTAACAAGGCGGAACACATTTACGAGCAGGCGAGACGGGCCACCTCGCTTTGGGGCTGTGAGCGGGTTTCTGGCGGCCCGAGGCGCGACAAGGTACAAGATAGTGTATGCAAGCTGCAAGCGGAATTTGAACGCTTCCAGGGGCTTGCAGAGGCATACCAGCAGGAGACGTGCAGAGCGCTGACGGCAATCAATGCCTTGGAGCTGCCAGCGCATCGCACGGTGCTGACGCTGCGGTACTTTGGCGGGCTGGATTGGGAGCAGATCGCAGAGCGGATGAACAAGAGCCGGGACGCGATAATAAAGCTGCACGGACGGGCATTGCAGAAGCTGGAGCTTTGATGTGCCCAGCAAAGTCAAATGCCCAGCAAAGTCAAAAGGGCTATTGACAAATCGGTACAGATGCGATATGATAACGGTGACGTCGGTAAACCGACGTGGATTAAAATTAGATATTTATCTCTGAAAGAAAAAACTTCAGCGTTTTTGCTGAAGCTTTTTCTTTTTTTTTGCGTTACCGCATAAGTTCGTTCACGGTCACGCCCAGCGCGGACGAAAGTGCCACGGTGGTTCTTGTAAGCGCGTTGAGTATGCTGTTCGAGCCGTTCTCCAGCTTTTGCAGCGAGGAGAGCGAGACACCTGCTTTCGCGGCAAGCTCTAACTGCGTCATCCCAGCGGCCTTGCGAAGCGCGGCCAGACGGTTGCTGAGATACTTGTTTGCGTCGTTGGTCGGATCATGCTTGGCATTAAGCGCCTGCATGGATTCGGCCAGCCCCTGCGCGTGCTCACCCTCGGTCTGGCAAAGCCACGCGGCCTCACTAGCCGCACAGGTTGCCTGGCTGAGCAGCGCATCAACGTCCTCGACGGACACGCACAGCTCCTGCGCAATCGCCGCCAGCACAGCGTCAATTACTTCCGGGGGGTCAATGGATGCATCATCCATTGACCCCATGTTGACGCCCCAGGTCAGGGCGGTGTCCGTGTCCTGCAGGGTGATGTCGTACCACCGACGGGTGCCGAAGTCCCCGCAGGACTGGTCATCCACATCAATGATGACGTGGCGGCCATCATCGGCGGCAAACACCGCGCCGCCGCAGAATTGCCAGTACCCGCCGCCGTTGTTGCAGGTATCGGGGTCGTAATTCCCGATGGGATCTCCCCAGCAGGAAACAAAATTAATATCCGCCATGGCTGTTCCTTTCTGCCTGCCTTTTGCCGGGAAGGCGCGGCGATCTGGCTTTATTTTTGCTCCACCCGGTGCAGGATTAACTGCTTCTTCGGGGGCCAGAAATTTTTGCACCATTCCAGCGCGGGTTCGTTGCCGACGTTGGTCAGCACGTCGCCCAGCGCGTATTCCTCACCGTCCAGCTCCACAACGGGCTCGCCTAGGATCGTCTCCCCGACAACATTGGGTAGCTCAACGTAAATCTCGTCGTGGATTTCCGCCGCTGCAGTGGCGGAAAAAGCAGATTCATATTCGTGCGCCAGAACCCCATAGTTTTCATACAGCTTGATAATCTCGGTTTCCATGGTTTACCTCCATGCCCCGGACCCTTGTTGACCCTGCGAGCTTTTCCCTTGTCTGTGATGCTATTGTAGTACCGCGGTGCTAGTATGTCAATGCTATTTTGCGATTTTTTTTAATTTTGCCCTCGTAACCTCCGGGGCGGGGGGGGAATATTCTTGCAGCGTTATTCGTTAGAGCACTTATACACAATTCCGTCGTTCCAATCGGTAACGCGCAGTCTCCACTTGTCCGACTTATCCCAAGCGACACGTGACGGCTTGCGGACGAACGGCTTTTCATTTCCGGTCTGGATGGTCACGCTCTTGTCGGTGGCGCGGATGATACGAAATTCCAGAACGTCAACGTCGCTTTTTTCGCGGTTCCAGCGGGAGCAGGTGAACGTGTCACCGACCTTGAAGGGGTGCGGCTCAGCGGCCTTTTCCGCAGCGCTAACGATATTCTCAATCTCCGCGTAGGCGGCGGTCAACGGGAGAGCGCATCTCCTCGGGAGGACCGTGATGTTCTGCGGGCCCGTGGAAATAACGGTGCAATCCCCCCAGCGTGTGATTTTAACGACATAGCCAGGCTTGATGTTGTCCTGCGAGTAGGTCACGCCGCCTAGCGCGTCAAGTGCATCTTGATAATAGCCAAGCTTATCGAGTTCTGCCTCCATTCGGTCAAGCTCGTTTTCTTTCCACAGTTCCACAACTTCCAGCGTGAGCAGTTCACCTGAAATACGTTTTATCGCTTTGCCGCGTTCAAGCTTTTGCTTTAGGACATCGTAATAATCTATATTTTTCTTCTGTTTCCGCAGATTCAATTCACATTCTTTTATTCTTCTGGCGCAAAAGCCCTTGTCTTGTAGCCCTTTTTGCGCGGCGGTATTGTGGGCGATAGCGGCGCGTTCGTGGTAATAGGCCGACTTATTAAACGCCTTAACTCCGGCCTCGTAGGCGGCGAACATGCGATCACGCTTGCGGGCAAAGGCGCGTCCGGCGCTGGAATTGATGTTAGGCTGGGTAAAAAATGCAACGTCGCCGTGCATGTCGTTGATGGGCTTTTGCAGCGCTTCACCCCGCGCCGCTGCGCGATCGGCTGAAGCCTCAAAACGGTCTGCGCGGTGTTCTGCTTTTTCCGCCTTGCGTTCCTGCTGCGCGGCGAAACTCGACCGCTCGCCGGTCTTTCCCGCGTCCGCAAGGCCCAACGCCTTTGCGATTTTCTCGGCGTGCCAGAGATTCGGTTCTTTGCTCCGGCTGATCCAGCACCCGGAGCGGCGCCCCCATAAGAACGCGCTCTTGATGCTCTGCTTTTGCGCGTCGCTCAGCGCGTCATAATCGGCCTTGTCAAAATGCAGCTCTAGCTTGCAGGTTTCGCGGTTAAAAATATAATAATTCTCTAATGCATCCATTTGTTTTTGTCCTTTCTGCCCGCGTATAATCCCCACGGGCGGGGAAGTCGTTATGTTACCCCTCCACCAGACCCGCGCGGAACAGGCGTTTTGCAGCCTGAAAAATAGCCCTGGCTTGTACATCCATCCAGTTTTCATTCCTGTTGGGGTTGCGCGTCCCGCCCTTGCAGCGCTTGAGTTCTGACGGGCTGCACAGCGCGGCGGCAATATCGCCGTCACAGACGTAGGCCAAACCGCCGTAGCTGTACTGTACCCAGTTATGCGCGCCGCAGAGCATGGCTGACGTAACCTTTAACATGTCGGTCAGGTCGTCGGGGATGTTGTCCGCCAGCATGAGCGCGTATTGGGTCACGCCCTTATCCCAGGCGCTGCGGTCGGTACGGTTCTTCATGGTATTAACGGCAATCTTTTTGTTAAATTCCATAAAAAATTCCTCCTTGCATTTTTCCAGCAGGGAGGCTATAATATAGTCGTCCCTGCTTGGTGGTTCTGGTGGGTGACGCTGGCCTGTTTAGTGTTGGTAGCACTGACAGGCCGATTTTTTTAGGTTTCCTGGGCTTTCTGGGTTTCCCTTGCCATTTTTTCCCGCAAGGCTTGCTTAATGGTGCCTTGCTTGGAGGTTTGGCGGTCTAGATACTGGATAAGGTCGTTATCCGTGTTATGGTTAAGGTCCATAACTACCCGCCGCGTGTTTGCGGCTTTCCACTTTTTCTTCGCTTCGCTGTCTGGCATGCTTCCCCTCCTTCTTGATTTCCTGCCCTTTCTGTGCTAAGATACAGGAGCAGGACGGCGGCAGGTTTTCCGCCCCGCCCCTGTGCGGATTAGCGCTTAGAGCTTGTTTAGAGTTTCTCTAAGCGCTTTTTTGCGTTCTGCGATGTATTCCAGCAGTCCGCGGTCGGTCGTGCGGCTTTCTAGTTGGTCCAGTTCGTCAATCCGTGTAAGGACTTCCACCCTTTTGGCCTGCTTGTCGGTCATTTCTTCCTCCATTGCTTTCTTTCTCACCTGCCCTTTCTGTCCTCTCTCTCAAGGACGTGCTTAGTATAGCATAGGTGTACGCCTATGTCAACCCCTTTTTCAACTTTTTTTGAGATTTTTTTTCTCTCTTTTTTCCCTCCTATTCTCCCTCCATTATGCTTATAATGTAGCTTTTCCCTATCCTATATTTCCACTTCCTATTATATGGGTGTAAATGAGTGGGAAATACATAAACCCAAAAGCAAGGGGATCCTCCTAGGGGGTGCTTGCAATTATGTCCTTGACGTATTGACAGGATATGATATACTATAGCTAAGCGTATATATATAGATTCCTCCTATATGGTATGGTTATAGGGAGATCGCGCGCGCGAGGGCGTGGGCGCTTGTGTGGTGTACAGTGTGGTATGAGGATGCGGTCAGGGGCTGCAAAGCCTTGATTTTGCTGGCTTTCCTCGGATGCCCTCCCCTTCCGGGGGAGAAGGGGAGGGCGTGCGTGCATGCGTGCATGCGTGCGTGCGAGGGCGGAGCCCCCCCGTGTGTGCGTGCAGGTGCGCGGGCGGGGGCGCGTGC